ACTACAAAGAAACTTATGGATAATAATGATCTATCTCAGTTAAAGATAAAGATATGTTTATTGAAATATAAAGATGAAATATGTAAGATGATGAATGGCCAGAAGTATCAAGATGAATTAGATTTTATAGTTAAATACCCAGATAGAAATAATTTTATTACTCAATTAGCTTTAGAAACATGCCGAGAAGGTAATACATTAATCTTATTCCAATACGTTGAGAAGCACGGTAAGCCCCTACATGCCCTTCTTGACGAAAAGATGAGTATAACTAAGGGTAAAAGGAAGTTATTTTACGTTTCCGGCGAGACAGATGTGGATACTAGAGAACAAATAAGGGCCATTACAGAGAAAGAAGATGATGCTATAATCGTTGCTTCTATTGGTACTTTTAGCACCGGTATTAATATAAAGAGGTTACATAATATAATATTTGCGTCACCTTCTAAAAGCCAGATCCGTGTACTACAGAGTATTGGCCGAGGATTGAGAAAATCAAATGATGGTTTAAATACTAATGTATATGATATTGCAGATGATCTACATTGGAAGGCCAAAAAAAATTACACACTACAACACGCAGCTGAAAGAATTAAAATATACAGTAAAGAAAAATTTAATTACAAGTTGTTTGAATATAATTTATAAATAGATATATGGATAATAGTAAAATGAATGTTAGACACTTTAAACTAGTAAATGGCGAAGAGATTATAGCCTTAGTCCAACAAAAACATGATTGTAGTTGGTTACTAGAAAGACCCGTAAGTATTCAAAATACTATGCTAGGTGGATATTCATTCTCGCCTTGGTTTCCATTTTCTAATGCTAAAACATTTAAAATAATGAAAGAACATGTATTGCAACACGTTCCGATCGCTGATAAGGTAACTGATACTTATGTGAAATATGTATTGAATTTACCGGAGGTTGCTACTCCTAATAATAGAAGCGATGAAGAAATACTTGCAGAATATGAACAACGATTGACTGAGAAGTACGCTGAAGAAGGTGTACCACTAAATGATAAAGACGAGAAAATCATACACTAATTTTTTATATTCTCTCACCCCAGGTGACTTTATTATTATATCACAGAAATCGTGATTTGTAAACGGTTTTTTGTAAAATATTTTTATTTACATTTACTTAAAACTGTGTTATAATATAGATTACTATGGAGAAAATAAATGTCTAAATTAAAACCAAAAGAAAAACCTCATTACGTAAATAATAAAGAGTTTTCACAGGCTGTCATGGATTATGCAGTCGAGTGTAGAGATGCTAAGGCTAACGATTCTCAAGTTCCAAAGGTCACTGATTATATCGCAAGATGTTTTATTAAAATTGCAGAAGGGTTATCTCATAGACCAAACTTTGTAAGATATACTTATAGAGAAGAAATGGTTATGGATGCTGTAGAAAATTGCTTAAGAGCGATTGGTAATTATAATATTGAAACTGCGACCAGAACTGGAAAACCAAATGCCTTTTCATATTTTACTCAGATATGTTACTTTGCGTTTATAAGAAGAATTACAAAAGAGAAAAGACAACAAGACATCAAATTTAAATTCATTGAGAAAATGGGTATTGATGATTTTGTTGCAATGGGTATGGACGAAGCGGGTGCTGAAGAAACAGCTGCTTATGTTGATACACTAAGACAAAGAATTAGTCAGGTTCGTCAAAAGGATGTGGCTATAAAAGAATTTGCTAAGGAAGAAAAGAAAAAAGAGAAGTTAGAGTTATTCTATGAAAAAACTAAGTAGTAAACAAAGAGATTATCAGATCAGACGAAACAAGAAAAGGTTTCCAAAAGAACTGAAAAGAAAAGAAAAACGATTATTATTAAAGAGAGCTTATCGTAGACAAGAAATACAATTACGAAGAAAGTGGAGAAAAATTATGGCTGAACAAAGATTTCAACCTACACAAGACGGGAAGGTAATGTGAAGATAGCAATATTAAATGATACGCATTGTGGTGTTCGTAACTCTTCGGATATATTCTTAGATTACCAAGATCGTTTTTATACAGAGATATTCTTTCCGTATTGTAAAGAACATGATATAAAACAAATCTTACATCTTGGTGATTATTATGAACATCGTAAATTTGTAAACTTTAAAGCTCTTAATTCTAATAGAAAACATTTCTTAGAACCATTAAGAGAAAATGGTATGACCATGGATATTATTCCTGGTAATCACGATGTCTATTATAAGAATACAAATGAGTTATGTTCGTTGAAAGAACTCCTTGGCTATTTTACTAATAATGTAAATATAGTTATGGAACCAACAGTATTAGATTATGATGGTTGTAAAGTGGCTGTATTGCCATGGATTAATAAATCGAATTATCAAGATTATACGAAATGGGCAATGAATTGTAATGCCTCTATTCTTGGAGCTCACCTTGAATTGAAAGGATTTGATATGATGCCAGGGATGCCTAATCCACATGGTATGAGTGCCGATGTATTTGAAAGATTTGAAATGGTCTTATCGGGTCATTTCCATACTAAATCACATCAAGGCAATGTACATTATCTAGGTGCACAAATGGAGTTCACCTGGGCTGATGTTGACGATCCAAAATACTTTCATGTATTAGATACAGAGACAAGAGAAATAGAAGCAATACGAAATCCAATAACAATATTTAAAAAGGTTGTTTATGATGATACAAAGACAGACTATGATAAAGTCGATGTATCACAATTTGAAAAACAATTTATTAAATTAATTGTTATAAATAAAAATGACTTATATATGTTTGATAAGTTTATCGATAGATTACAAAGTATTGATACTTATGAACTTAAGATAGCTGAAAGCTTTGACGAGTATCTGGGAGAAAGCGTAGATGACGAGAAAATATCCCTTGAAGATACAACAGACCTTTTGGATTCTTATGTGGAAGCAGTCGATACAGATTTAGATAAAGAACATATCAAAGTCGAATTGAGAAAATTATATACTGAAGCACAAAATCTGGAAGTTGTATGATACATTTTAAATCATGTGAGTGGAAGAACTTTCTTTCCACCGGTAATGACCCTATTAAAATTGAATTAGATAGAACACCGACCACTTTAATTATTGGTCAGAATGGTGCAGGTAAATCTACTTTACTTGATGCATTATCTTTTGGTCTATTTGGAAAACCTCATAGAGATATTAATAAAGGTCAGTTAATAAACTCGATCAATGGCAAAGGTTCATTGGTGACAGTTGAGTTCGATATTGGAGGTTCATCTTTCAAGATCGTTCGTGGTATTAAACCAAATAAGTTTGAGATATGGCAGAATGGTAATCTAATTAATCAAGCATCTAATGTTAGAGATTATCAAAAATACCTAGAACAAAATATACTAAAGTTAAATCACAAATCTTTTCATCAGGTTGTGGTTCTTGGATCCAGTTCTTTCGTACCTTTCATGCAATTACCAGCATGGTCAAGAAGGCAAGTCATTGAGGACCTTTTAGATATTAATATATTCTCTAAAATGAATATGTTATTAAAAGAAAGAAATGCAAAGATAAGAGAAGAGCTAACTGATATAAACCATCAAATAGATATTGCTAAAACAAAGATAGATGGCCAGAGTAAATACATCAAGAACCTTCAAGAACTAAACGAAGATCAGATAGAAAAGAAACACGAAAGTATTAATACTCATAAAGACGAGATTAAAAAACTATTTGATGAAAGTAAAGTTTTGAGTAAAGACTTAGTGAGTATGTTATCAGTAGAAGAAAAGAAAAATAAAAATCTATTGAAACAAAGTTCACAATTAGAGTCTTATGCTTTGAACTTTAAATCTAAGATGGTTGACCTTGTAAAAGAAAGCAAGTTCTACGAAGAACATGATCAGTGTCCAACTTGTGACCAAGAAATCACTGAAGAAAAAAAGACAGAGAAGATTACAGCTGTCAAAGCAAAGGCAAAAGAATTACAACAGGCTGAACAAGATTTAGATAAACAAATGTCTGGTCTGAAAAGAGAAACAACAGAAGTTACAAATCATATTAACGAATTAAGACAAAGACAAACCAAGATTAATTCTAATAACGATTCTATTAGTCTATTACAGAAAGAGATAGATAAAGTTCAAGCTGAGATAACCAAATTATCTGGTCAAACAGGTGATATATCAAAGGCGAAGAAAGACCTTTCCTCTATGAGAAAAGGTAAAGATAAAGCGACTGAAAAGAAGCTTGAGTATGTTGAAGAACGTACATATAACGAAGTCATAGGAGAGATGCTTAAGGATACTGGTATAAAGACAAAGGTTATCAAACAATACCTGCCGGTCATGAACCGTCTGATAAACCAGTACCTTCAAGTATTAGACTTCTTTGTCTCTTTCCATTTAGACGAAAACTTCGACGAGACTATTCGATCAAGACACAGAGATAGTTTTAATTATGCATCATTTAGTGAAGGTGAGAAACAAAGAATTGATTTGTCATTACTATTTACTTGGAGACAAATAGCCAAGATGAAAAACTCAGCATCTAGTAATTTGCTGGTTCTTGACGAAACATTTGATTCCAGTTTAGATCACGATGGTATTGATAACCTAATGAAGATACTAAATACCCTAGATGATAATAGCAATACATTTATTATATCGCACAAAGGAGATGTGCTACAGGATAAGTTTAGGTCCAAAATTGAGTTCTTTAAGCACAAAAACTTCTCTCGTATTAAATAAATGACCAACCGGTCACAAATTTGTGTGACAATTGTGTGACAATTACAAAAAACAGTTGACATTTTCAGCTGGACTTGATACTATATACATAATGATAGGAGATTTAATAATATTGATTTTAGCGGTTTTAATAGCCCTAGAGTTTATTAAGGATTGGATATAAAGATGAAAGGAATATTACCAAAATTATTAGCAAAAGAAAATATCACCATTCAACATGGTAACTACCATACTGCTTGGTTCGATATTAAAAATAGAGTTTTAGGATTACCTATGTGGAAAGATATGGGTAAAGATGTTTATGATCTATTAATAGGTCATGAAGTCGGTCATGCATTAGAAACACCATACGAAGGTTGGCATGATAATCCAGAAAATCTTGAAGGTTGCCCAAGGTCTTATATCAATGTTATTGAAGATGCTAGAATTGAAAGAAAAGTTAAAAGCAGATATCCTGGTCTAGTCAGATCATTCCAAAAAGGATATGCAAAACTATGGGACGAAGAATTTTTTGGTAAGCCAAGTGAAATGCCATCATGGGACCAAATCAAACTCATAGATAAGATTAACCTTGAAGCTAAAGTTGGTGCTCACCTTGATGTACCATTTACTGATGAAGAGCAAGTCTTTATGGACAGAGCTATGACTACAGAATCATTTGATGAAGTCGTAGAGTTGGTAAGAGACATTCTAGCTTGGACTCAAGAGAATCAAGAAGAGTTACTTACACCACCTGAAACAGAAGAAGATGATACTAATTTACCTAGTGAAAATGGTGAAGAGCCACCACAAGGTCATGATGATATGATGGGTGATAGTGGTAGTGATGAACAAGAAGCTGCTACTGAAGGTCAAGGTGAAACTGAAGATGGTGAACAATCAAGAAGCGAGTCACCAGAAGGCGATCAACCAATAGAAGGCGAAAGTCAAGATGCTAGTTCTGGTGGAGATATTGATGAGTCAATGACCGATAGAAACTTTAGAAGAAACGAAGATAACCTTATTGATGAAGAGTCACTTAAAGGTGAAACAACTGTTGGTAACAGATTT